CGAAAAGCCCTAACTACTAGTGAAGTAGTAGACAATTACGACGCTCAACAAGCATACTTCAAAAATATCTCAACATAATGACATTTAACGAACGAGTAGAATACCTTACATCCTCAAAAATACCTGCAATTAAAGGTGTAGCCTTTCCTGTAGTTTTGGGGGCGGGGGGATTTTTTACTCGAACCGATGGTATGGAAACTATTCTTAACGGCATCAAACAGCTACTTTTAACCAATCGAGGCGAGCGAGTTATGAGACCAGATTTTGGGACCAGCTTAAGGCGTGCTGTTTTTGAGCCCGCAGATTTTAATTTTAAAGAAGGAATCGAATCAGAGATAATTGCGACTATTACAAGATATGAACCTAGAGTAGTTGTAAAAGGTGTAAACGTTCATACTGATGACACACAAGGACAAGAAGGGTATCACCGAGTTTTTGTTCAGTGTAAGTTAGCGTTAAAAAGTGATACGTTACAAGAACGAATTTTGGAGATTATTATTTAATGGCACAAACCCTTGAAGGAATTTATAATACAAGCGCTTTTGACGGCACCGTCGAAAGTGATTTTATCAAACTGGGAATCATCCCAGACGCTCTCAAAGCGGATTTAATCGACTATTCTGTTGCAGACTTTGATGATTATAGACAAGCTCTTACTAACTATTTAAGAGCAGTTTACCCTTTAGACTACAACAACTTTATCGAGTCTGATTTAGGTATTATGATGATGGAAATGTTCTCTTACTTAGCTGCAACACTATCACTAAAAGCTGATATGACAGCCAATGAGCTTTACCTTCCTACTGTAAAAAGTACTAATAATTTGCGAAAGTTGCTTCAGCTAATTGGAGTTTCTTTAAAAGGACCAACTAGTAGTAGAGCAACTGCTATGTTAACTTCACCGAATGCTTTAAACGAGTCTAATGACACTTTGACCGTTTTGTTTGGAAACAGAACCTTTTCTATCCCTAGTAATAAAGATAGCGAGCCTCTCAGTTATACAATTTATAAATACGATACAGATACTGGTAAGGTAGATTTAGAAGCTAGAGATATTATTCTTCAAGACGAAGAGACGGTGGATTCATCCAAATTACTATTCAATAATGTTATTTTGTTGGAGGGTGAAATAAAAGAGACTACTGGAACTTTTGAGGATACTCAAAGCATAAAAACAATTTCAATTACCGATTCTGGAGTAGTGGAAGGGAGCTTAGTTGTATCGGCAGATGATGGCACAATCTACCACGAAATAGAAAATGTGTATTTGGCGTCAGGAGCCACAGACAAAGTCTTTCAAAAAGTTTATGATTCAAATTACGCAGCGACTTTAGTTTTTGGAGATGGTGCGAGAGGTAAAGCTCCAGTATCAAATCAAGCATATCGCGTACTGTACAGAGTTGGTGGGGGCGAACGAGGCAACATCCCATCAAATTACATTAACGTCTCATTTCCAGCAACTCATTCTGATGATGGGATTGTTACGGCAAGCATTCAAAATATTACTCGAGCTACTGGAGGGTTTAATGCAGAAACGGTAGACCATGCAAAGAGGTATGCTCCTTACACGTTTAAAACTCAGTATAGGGCTGTTACTGGAGAAGATTATACGACATACATTAACAACTTTATCTCGACTGCAGGGCAAGCCGGAAAAGGTATTTCTGTTTTGAGGGATTCTGGGGCTGGAGCAAATATGATTGATGTTTATGTTGTAAGTAAAGCATCTGATAGACAAGTGGAACGTTCTTCTATCGTGTATAAGCAAGAACTTCTCAGTAAGCTTAATTCTGTTAAAATGCTAACCGATGAGATTACTATTGTAGATGGCTTAGTAAGAACTTTAGATTTAGTTGTTACCGTGTTTGTTGATAAGTCCGCAGAAAGATTTGAAGAAGATATTAAGAGAAAAGCTAATGCAAAAATTCTTTCATATTTTAATGTTGCTAACCGGGAGTTTGGTGAAAGGTTCGAACTAAGTCGATTAAATAGAGCTTTGTACGAAATTTCTGAAATTAGATTTTCTAAAGTTGATAACCTAAATGAAGACATTAGATTGAATTTTAATGAGATTCTTCAACTTAACAATGCAGAGATAAATGTCGAGTACGTATAATGGTAAAAACTGGTATCGGAAACGTTGGAACGTCTAAATCAAGATTTCAACACAATTATATTGAAACAATCAAGTCTATAACTCCTGAGTTATACACTGATAGTGAAATTTCCATATACGGTACTGAAAATCAGGTTTTATACCAACTTTTAGGTAAGCTTCTAAAGGTTGCAAATGACCTTCCTAATATTTTGCCAGTAAGTGGGGAAGCTCCATCATCTTTAAGGCTTAAAATGCTGCACCAAGGTCCTGATACAGAAATCAGACCTTTTGAGATAGAGCACAAACTCCTCAAACCTTTAGGGAAAGGGTTTAAAGATTTTAAGACAATTGATTCGTTTAGAAATTTTGTTTCTGGGACTTTGCTGCCCAACATAGAACTAAACCGAATTTCTGACACATTCATTCAAGGATTTTCCGGGCAAGTATCTTCCGTAACAACCAGAAAGGGTGTTCATGACTATTTTATGTCTAACCTTCCGTGGGTGTATATGTTAAATACGTCGGCTGGTGGATACCCTCCAGCAAATGTAACAACTATCAATTCTTTAGACGCGGTAACCACACCTTCTTCCATTGTTAGAGATATGCTTGTTAGTGGGTCCTATTTAGGAAAAATCCTAACAACTAAAGATGGCGTTCAAGGTTTGTTTGAGTATATCTGGCGGAATAGGGAGTACCCAAAGGTTTTCTCTGGCATAGGTCCAACTTTTAGCCCTCCCAAATCTTATCTCCCTACGGACTTTAACATGTCTATGTCAGCTACTGGCTTTGGCACGTCTGGGGTATCGTCCTTAACTTACGCTTCCGGAACCCAATTACTGGACGGGCTAAAGACCTTGCTTGGTATTTGGTACAATAAACACGATGATGGTTCGACTGAACTAAAGGATGCGTTTGATTTGTATTTTGGAGGTTCTAACCCTCCTGAAAAAATAGAAGCGGCTGGTCCGTTTTTTAAATTTTTGCAGGCTGTAAGTTTTGGGTTTTATGATGTAGATTCAGTGGTAGAAGAATTAGATTCTCTTGTTGATATTGAAAAATGCCCACCTGAATTTCTCTCTTATCTTGGAGCTTTAATTGGGTGGAAGTTTATTTCTGGTGACGTCGAACGCTGGCGAGCTCAGTTAAGAAAAGCTGTATTCCTTTATAAGTCCAAAGGTACTAGACAATGCTTAAGTGATGCTATGACCCTGATATTCCCAGGAAATACATTTAACCCTGTGGATAGTTTAGTTGAGTGTTGGGAGTCTTATCTTCCTCGCCTGATTTATTATATGATTGCGACTGAGGCTCCGCACTTACAAGAATCGCGTTACAATAGCACTATCGGTGCTGCTTTAGGAGTTTCTAATCACTCCGAAACAGACCATGATAAGAATATTAGGTTTCACGTAGATTCTATTCTTGATAGAGTAAACCGGAAGATGATATCTGAAGGTAGAAAATTTATCGATGTTAACAATAAATCGTTTGAACTCGAGACGTGGGCTGAGAATGAACCTTCTTTTGTAGGGTTTAAGCATAGAGGTGCGGTCGTAAAAGTCCCGCCGTGGGAAGATGAAAGATTTTATCGAACTTCTGTTATTGATAAGTATTCTTTATCTTCAGTATCTTCAATTTTAGTAAGTCGCGGTGATAGTTCCGGCTATCAAATACCTGCCGCCAAAGTGCAGGAGTTTACTGACTATGTTACCGCGTCCGCGTTAAATTCCACGCTGCTGGGAGGAACTAATAAGAAATTTAGATTTTTTACAACTGGAATGAATATTGCTCCAAACTGGGCTGGCGTAATTGCGAGCGGACACAGTTTGGGTATGAGTTTGGCTGATAGCTGGAACTCTAAATCGTCAACGGCAATTTCAGAAACACACCTTTCCTCTTTAGGGTATGCTTATAGCGATTTGCTTTATGAGAAAGATAACATAATGGATGGGATTGCACAAATTTTTACACAGTTTGCACCCTTCCACGTTCAAGTTAGATTAGTTACAAAAGAGGAGCACACTGATTATATTGACCATCCGTACGATGTCGGCATTTGCTACTTCCTTCCTATGTCCCCTGTCGACACAGATACAAGTGGACCAACAGCCAACTTCGTAACGAGTGGTGTTCAGGTGGTAGGAGCTCTTTCTGCCGATACAAACTATCGCAGAGGCAAGTGGACTCCAGCTGAATTGTTTAGGGGTGGGGAGAGGGGATGTTGGTATGATTTTACAGACCCTGCTACCTGCAAGCAGGCTGACGGTTACGGGCAATGTATTCCAGACTCTGACGTTTCAGGAGAGGTTTATTACATTATTGATAAGTCTCCTAATCACAACAATAGTGCTTCAGCTGTGAAGTGTATTTTGACTGACGCGTCTGCAGGTGAAGGTCAGACCGCTCTACATCTTTCCGGAGCGAGTCATTTTGATATTGGGCATATCGGAGGCACCGCAGGAGCTAAAGCTGGGTTATCCTCTATTATTATGAGCTTAAACGGTTCAGCCATGACTGACGATGCGTGGTCAACTACTCAGTACTTGATAGACGGGAGAACTGGTGTGAATTATCATACGCACTCCCAAAGTATGCATTGGATTGTCAAGTATATCGATGACGAGCAATACATCACGGGTCTCTCCTCTATTCTACAATCTCCGACCCCGATGGATGATGCTTACCCACACACATCGGCTACAAGTCCACCCACCAAACCATCAGCGTCCGGAGTAGGACCTTGCAACATTTTAAGTGCCTTGAATGATACTCATGTTCCTACAGGTACTTCCGCATGTGGCAGAGTTACCTTGATGATGGACATTAAGAATACCCAGCTTGAGGTGGACACTTTTAGAGTTGGCGGAAGATTTACAGCTGCCAGCTGGCTTCCTGCAGCCAATATCTATCATGTCATCACGCTCGATAGACTGCTCACAGCATCGGAGAAAATATCTCTCCGAGAGTTCTTAGATAACGAAGCTTATCGAACAGTAAAACGTTCTAATATACCGAGGCTGTCCGCTCGACGACGAAATTACAAATACCACTTACCACTTATTCCGTACTCTCGAGACGGAAGAAGTATGCCTATTCCGAGAATACAACACTCGGTATCTGCTTTGCAGAGAAATAGTGCGCAGCTGTCCAGCATTATTAACACAGACGAATTTTTACCTTTAGGGTTTAATTTTTCTGCAGGTTCCTTTGTAGGAATAAACAGTGTTTATTCTGGTGTGTATGATGCGTCAAATGATTTGGCTGCAACTACTATTCCAGGTCGTGATGGAAAAACAGAAGTAAGTTCGACCTTTTTCGGAATCGCTGTATCCTCAACATTCCCTTGTCGAGGAATTATGGAGCAAGCCTCAGGATGTACACCGGTGATAACTAGGGATACATTAGAAGGCAGTCGAGAAGCTTTAACTCGAGCGGCGGTGTTTAATGGTGGAACTGTCACTGAAAACGAAGTACGAGGATTGCCTTTGCCGGGCGTGAAAGAGGCTTATGAGGAATATAAAACGTATTTCAACCGTAAGCTGTGGGCTAAAGAGTACGCGCGAGATGCGTCTGGAAGAGAGTTTAGAATGGACAATGACCCAGGAGACAATTTCCTAGCGCACGCAAAAGGTGTTCTAAATTATAATAGTAATTTTGAAGCCGCTGGGTACTTAGCTACTGGGGAACGAGAAGGTCACCCTCTATTCCCACTGAAAGTCGGAAGAACTTCTGATAAACCTCAGGGAGATGTTTCTTCCTACCCACAAGTACGAGCTTTATACGCAGATAGACAATTTCTTGCCTTTGATGGCTATACTACAGTCGACGGTAGCAGTTTTACTCCTGAAAATACTCATGATTGGCACTATCATCGTCTTGGCACCTCTTTAGACATGGCTCGAAATCTGGACGCTGGTGGTGCCGAGGGGGAGAGATGCTTCGTAACTAGTATGTTAGCGTCTGGTGTTCAGTTTTCTACATATGGAAACACCACCAGCGATGCTTACAGAAGCGCCCTCGTTTATAACTATCCAGGCTCCAAATACAATGCTGACGATTTCTATACTGGTGGGAGTGTGACAATGCTTACTAGAGGTGCAGGTGCCGCTCACTCTCCTAAGTACGCACCCATGATTAGATGGTCATTTTCAAAGAACGAAAATATGTGGCCTAATGGTCATATGCGGTACAGCGAAACCTTCACAACCGAGGATGGTGTTACCGCGAACCCCTACTCATACGCTCACCATAAATCGTATCCTGATGGAAATCCTGTATCATCAGTTGTAGGAATTAGAACTTATGGTCACGAAGATAGTGGCGCAGGATACATTACTAATTATACGGGCGATACGGCAAGATTATCGGTTAGCTCTTCAGACCCTAATAATAGATATTCAGAACGTATTGTTAGCATGGAAACGAGCGCTACCTTCAACACAAAGCATAATGGAATTTATTGTGCATGGATAAATGGCTACCCAGTTCACCAATCTAACCACCCACTTCGACAATTCATTCCAGGAGAAACTTACCAAATAGAAGTTGATGTTAAGAGTGATAACCCAGGGAAAAGTAATGGGCCTAGACTCTCATTGGAAGCATGGCATTGCGACCATCCTACATTGACCGATTATACGTCAAACCTGTACGCGATTTGTGACAATGCGCGTGACCCCCAGAAAGTTTTTGGGTATGAGGCAAGTGCACCTTACTATGAACCCTCTTCTGGGGAATTAGTCTCTTTAGGGTGGAATCCTGAAGCAAGCTCAACTTTTACGTTGAGGTATGACCACCAACATCCTGACGGTGGTGGAAGTGTTTCTGTAAATGCTTCCAAAAATATAGTATTAACTCCTGGACCGGACGGAGATTGGAGAACGAATGTTATCCGCTTTAAATATCACAGTGATAGGAATCTTACAGATTGGGGCAATGGAAATCAAATTAAAGAAGCTGATATTGGCAATATAATATATGCGAGATTTTATGCGCAAGGTGCTTACGACAAAACTGTATCCGGGTATAGCGATGTTACCGGAGACGAGACAATAATAACAACTCAGTTGAAGAATTTTAAACTTAAACGAGTTACGGACCCACAATGCAATCAGCTATTGCCAAACCACGATTACAGCATAAAAGTGAGAGCTCGTGGAGGTAAAGGTGATGAATTGATAGGTATTCGCGTAAAAACCGAACCTAACGGAAACCTAGGAAGGACTGAAGCTTGTGAAGGTACTGTAAATCATAGAAATTCTTTTGATGAAAAAGATGAGCACTGGTACTCAAGGATGCGAAAACCGTATAGTAATTCTTATAATTTTAGTTCTGATGTGTGGGACGAAACATACCACACCACATATTGTAGAGATTTTAATCAAAATAAACATGATTATAATCCCGCTCAAGGGAACGATGCAGTAACTCCTAATAATGGAAGACACGCGGACCGCCTGAGATGGCACAGACTTCCTGTCAGCAGTTTTGATTTAGAGTTAACTGAAAATTCACACGGTGATATGGTTCCAACTGGATGGTACACAAAGACTTTCCATTTTCATACAAGAAATGATAAATCTGATTACAACCCAAACCTAAGACGAACTCTGTTCCGAGGAGGGAAAGATTTGCATTGTGATGAGTCCACCTATCACGTGGAGGTTGCTAATCTCACGCACGGTAACGAAGAGGTGGACCGATTCCTTACTGTCGATTCTGTAGAAATCAAGGATGAAACATATCAAGAAACTTTCAAAAATTATGAAAAATCGGACATTAATAGTCTGTTCACGTTCTTTGATGACTTAACTACTGGCAATGCTTCTAGGAGTGCCACTTACTCTTCTGGAACTCATTCGGTAAGTGGTGGCTCACGTGATGTATATTTGGAGAACTATGGAGATACTAGATATGGGCAATACGATTCCTCTGGAATTGCACAATTCAAGGGTATATCACACCCTCTAAGTGACGACTAATGTTAGGTAAAGTAGAAGTATTTCGAGTTGGAGTAGATGGCAAGCAATTGATTGCCAAGGAAGAGAATATGATTGTGGATGGCATGAAGCATCACATGGCAGATATTTTTGGACTTCCACAAGCTCCATCCGCAACCACATTTCCAGATTATCCTCATAGGGATAAAAGGTGGTTTAATGCGCAAGCGATGACTTTAGGACCTCCCAAGGAAGGGTTTGGAATGTTCAACTCTTCATGGTACCCAAGTGGAACCGCTAATCTTTCTGCTGACGCAAGCTCTAGATTTGTTCAGTTACCTAAAGCTCCGAATATAGATTTTCGTGCGCCTGGAAGAAATGCAATTCGCCGCTATGAAGATAACCGATATTATCAACAAATCCTCGACCCGGAACTAAAAACCGTAGGCGAAGAAAACTCTCCTTGGACAGTCCAGACAGACGAGGGTTCTCAGTGGAATCTTACACAGGATGGGTTAGTATTAAAAAATTCTAAACCTTTAGAAAGAGTTCTTCTTGTTCAAGATATAACTCCAAAGCAGCGTACACGCTATACACTGAAAACTATTAACCGTAATTCTACTATCGATGCGAGAATTTCTTTGTTAAGAATACATCCACTAGATGGAAGTTTTAATTATTATAGTTTTGAAAGGGGGGGTTGGCTGCCTGAGGGTGAAGGTTCGTTCACTACCCACAAAGGAAGTTTAGCTTTAGATAAGCATAAAAGTAATTTCAGATTACCGGACTTTGAAAGGGATGTTTTAAACGATTTAAAACATTACAAGTATCGTATACAACTAGAGTTTATTGGTGCGGGTGAGCATACTTTAGAACGAATTGAACTTCTTGATGAGGAAAACTATATTGTAAAGAATAGTAATTTTGATGACCGAGATAGTATTTTTTATAATTCTAATTTTTCTTTTGTTGGTGGAGCACCTGCGCACGCAGGTAATTCATCAGAAGCATCTCAGCTAGGGCTGGTAACTATCAATAACTGGAATCGGGTCAGTCCTATTGACCGAAGAACATACCCGTCCCAAGATTTGTCAACCCACGGAAGTGTTAGAGTTATAGCATCTGGTGATTATTTTGCTGACGTACCTCCTGGAAACTTTGTATCTTTAAAGGCGAGCGCCGACGAGAACATCATGCCAGGAAATGTAGGTGGCGCAGCTATCAACCAGACTGCATATCTTCCAGACTCTTGTTTTGATAAGAAATGGACGGACCATGATAATTTAAATTACGCAGGTCTTCCACTGCTATCTTTTTGGGCATATGCTCCGAGTGCGTCTGTGTCCGGAAACGGTCTAAAGGTAGTAGTAACTGATAATGACTCAGGGAATTCCTATAATTTCACGGCGGCAGATGACGGGACGGAACCGATGCACGACTGGACTGATACTCCAACCAATAACTGGATTGTTAGCCCTACAATGCATGACGGTTGGCAATTCTTTTCAAGATTTATAAACCTTCCTCAAGATGCAACAGGCAGACGTTTTACTGTAAGTGTTAATGCATTACCAAATAAAAGTGATGGGTTTGCTGAGTATTACGTTCGGTCTTTAACGTTTGGGCAAATGCCCGGATGGAAGTATGGGTATCAAAATCCAAGCTCCACTTTCTCGTTAGTACATCAACACACAGATAGCAGCTCGTTTTCAGGGCTGGAAAAACTGTTCGAACTCTCTGGAGACGGAGGTATTTTTTCTGATTCTGAAGCCGCATCTGGAGATATGTCTAGTGTTAACACGAATCCTTTAAAAACAACATCAACTTCCCAAACCGGGATTTATTCTTTGCTGTACAATTGCCGCAGTACAACATTTGCCTCCATATGGGACTCGAACTATTTCAACCAGCCTGTACACGGCTTGGACCCTGATAAGTCTTATTTCTTAAAAACGATTTCTAGACCTGAAGTAGCAGGCGCTACGGATAGAAATGGTCCCGCTCCTAGATTTGAGCGAGAGGATTTTGGTTATGAGACTTGGGAAAATTATGAATTTGCTGGAGACCCTGGTCTTATAAACTTGAATGAGTGGTCCTCACCAAGACGGCGAGATGCGCCTAGCGAGAATCCTAACTATAAGTCCATACACCCAAATGACCGTTGCGTGCTTATAGGCTCCTCAGTTGGGGAAAATCTACTTCGCAATAGTGATTTTACAACATCTAGCCCTTGGCAGACTAAAGTTGGTGGTGATGATAGAACCTATAGTAAAACTGATGATTCGTCGCCTTACCCAGGCAAAGCGACTGGATGGGAGATTGACAAAAGCAGTAGTCTTATTCGACACCGACCATCAAAAGTTAATCCAAGCTATGCAGCAGATTCCCAAGAGTTAGTTCAGGCGGGAATATGGGATGATAGTAAGGACCACATAGTTTCTTATACGCTAGAGGATAATACAAATGGAGGACATTTATGGTTTAATGGTCAGGAAATGGGAGATAATGATGTTTATACAGGAACGCAAACATCATCCTTCACACATCTTATAGAAAACGATAGAGCTAACAAGGACAATACTTTTCATGTAAAATGTGATTCAAATTTCAACGGAAAAATCTCAGACCTGTACGTGAAAGAGTATGATTGGTCTATAGTTTATGCTGCCTTTAGAGGTCTTCCCGGAAAAAGCTATTCTATGAAGTTTGATGTTTTTCGAGAAGTTTGGAATACTGGAGGTTTAACGAATGCTAGTATTGAAATTAAGATGTATACACGCAGTTCTGCAAATCGCGGTGATGTTCGTCATTATGATTTCGAAACTGGGGGATGGACTCCTTGGAGCTCCAATCAAAACTTTAACGAATACAGGCATAAGTTTATTGGTGCAACAACAAATGAAGAGACTGGTAGATGGATTGCAGAGGAGATTAATTTTACGATTCCGCCTGAAGATGTTTGGTTATATTCTAATGGTTCGGTAGAAGTCCAAATCCAAGTAAATGGGATTGCTCGCGACCTTCCGAGCCCTGCAGTCAAACAGTTAAACATAACAGCCGCAACGTACATTAAAAACCTTTCACTAAAAGGTGCTCGTGGAGTGCGGGATTATCAAAACAGACCATATCCAGCACTTGGATGGACTCCAGATGGAGATGCCCCATCGGTATCTAAGAGGCAAAGATACGACTTTCCTCCAGACGGTACCCTTCGCTACGGGCGCGAGCCTAATGAGTGGTTAGATAATGACGATGCTGTATACAAGCATGGTGGTTTAAATCTTGTTGAGGGTCCGGTTAATAGATGGAATGAGCATGTTTTAGGTCCAATCACAAGGATGAATGACTTCGGTCACCATAAAACTAATCTTTATAATTTAGGGCTGACACATAATAAAACAAGACCTCACATAATTGATAGTTATCAGTTAATCGATGCTTCCTTACCTTTGTATGACGGAGACGCAGAAGTTCTAGGTGCTGATTATATTACTAGCGAAAAGAATTACAGTGGTGATTCTTACGATTGGACAAACGGTTGGCATGTTTCTTACGCGGATGCAAGCAAGAGTGGTAGAGATATAAATGTAAGTTCGAGCCCAAGTGGCGCTTCAATAGAAATTAGACCTAATGGTGGAGCGTACCATTTTGACCACCAGGCTAGTACTTCCCTGGAGCCAAGACAGGCAGGTTGGATGAATAACAAGTACCACGAAAACGATATGTTTGGTGCACATGAAACCTCAACCTTAACTGTTGAAGCTTGGGTCAATCCACAGTTTGATGGTTCAGGTGCTTATGAGGATTGGACACACGGCGCTGGCATCGCTTATAATACTAGGAGCGCAGCTGGTAATCGAGCTGGGTGGGGACTAGACATGCGAGGTCCGTCAGATAATACCCATGCAGGTCATTATGTTCGTTTTAGGACTCTAACCTCACCTTCAGCAACCGGACCTAACAACGGAACTCCAAGTTCAGTCACAAGTTGTACTACGGAGGGAGTAGTTTCAGCATTGGATAATGAGTGGTCACATATTGCCGCGATTATCGACGGTCCGAATGAACGACAGTGGATTTATGTTAATGGAGCTTTTGGTGCTAGTGCGGCTTTGTATAATTATAGTGGGCACTCTGCGGCTGGTTTAAAAATAGGGTATAATGACATTAACGCCAAGTATTTTAATGGAGATATGAGTGAGGTTAGAATATATGACCGAGCCTTAGCATCTTCAGTAATTCTGAATAATTATAACTCTGGACGAGGTCAATTTGGCTCTCCCGACGATACGGGACTTATCACTGGGTGGCATTTAAATACCTCATCTGACGGTAATATTAACCAAGGTGAACTCGAACAACCAACGCCGGTTTCTTTCTCGGCGTATTCCCACGGGCATCAACCTCTCATTCCACTCTCCAGGAAAGCAGATTGGGACGGAGCCATCCACTCTTTGAATTACATGGCAAGTGGATTTGTTGACGATGTTGCAGACCCTATTCTTTATTATGTTGCCAAACAAAAAGATTTAAGTGTTAAAGCCGAACGTGATATAGCTATAGGGTTTGATTATTTGACGGAGGACATGTCCAGACTAGACCTTTATGTTCAAGTTAAAAATGATGATGGTAGGATTTGGTCCTGGGACCCATCGTCTGCGTCATGGTTACCTATACAAGAAAATTACGCATGTAAGGTAACCGCTACTTCGGGGGAAACCCAAACGATTAATAACGGTGGTTTAACCACAGAACAACTCCCTCAATTCTTTAGGCATTACCCAATTAAGGTACCAAAGAAATTTGGAGAAAATGCTTTGTGGAGGATTGGAGTATCACCTAAGTTAGCAAACCAATTACCACACCAACCTTCTAGAGCTCACATTAATAATGTTCGCTTTTATGAAGTTATGCCTCAGGAATTGAGTGTTCCGATTATGCCTGAGTTCCCTAACCCAATGGACAAGTCGGTACAATCTAGAGGACTTGCAAGTGAGCCGGACCGAGAAGGTCATTACCTAAACTTACTTGCCTACTCTAGCATCCTTGATATGTCGAATGATGAGTTAGCCCGACATGGTGCATACCTCCCTCCAAGTGGAATGTCCGCTCCAAGTGGAACTCCGTTTAGTGGAATTTATTTTGCATCTTCTACTTTCGGTAACCCGATGAGTACGCACACTTCCGCAAATAACATGTCCGGATACCAATGGGGAGAAATGAC